AAGAATGGTAGCTGGATTTACAATGTCATCCAGAGTTAGACCTATGTTAATAGGCAAATTTCAGGAATACTTAAGTGATAAAGGTGTAACAATTCAAAGTAAAAGATTAATAGAAGAAATGAAAACTTTTATTTGGAGAAATGGTAGACCTGAAGCACAGCAGGGTTATAATGATGATTTAGTTATGAGTTTTGCCATAGGTCAATATATGAGAGACACAGCTTTTAAATATAAGCAACAAAATCTAGATTTAACAAAAAATATGTTAAGTAACATTTCATCAAATAAACCAACACATACAGGAGCTTATACCCCATTAATAGATAAAAACCCATTTAAAATAGATAATCCATACTCTGGTGGAGAAGAGGACATTAAATGGCTTTTATAATATTTATATAATATATACGTTATGGCAGATACAAGATTATTTTCAAGACTAAAAAGATTATTCTCAACAGATGTAATAATCCGTAACCAAGGTGGTAACCAACTTAAGGTTATGGATATAAATAAAATCCAACAATCAGGAGAATATGAAAATAACTCACTAGTAGATCGATTTAATAGGTTATATTCAACATCACCTACTTCGTTATATGGTTACCAAAGTAACTTTAATTATCAAACACTAAGACCTCAATTATATTCAGAATATGATTCTATGGATACAGATGCTATTATAGCCTCTGCTTTAGATATTGTAGCAGATGAAAGTACTCTTAAAAACGATATGGGTGAAGTACTCCAAATTAGAAGTTCAGATGAGAATATTCAAAAAATACTATATAATTTATTTTACGATGTATTAAATGTAGAATTTAATCTATGGCCTTGGGTTAGAAATATGTGTAAATATGGAGATTTCTTTCTTAAACTAGAAATAGCAGAAAACTTTGGTGTTTACAATGTTATACCTTATAATGCTTATCATATAGAAAGATTAGAAGGACAAGACCCAGATAATCCATCTGACATTCAATATGTATTCAATCCAGATGGTACCTCAGCAGGAGGGTATGGGTATTATAATGTTCCCAATAAGGATTCCCAATCTGGTAAAAATATTATATTTGATAATTATGAAGTATCTCATTTTAGATTACTTACAGATACTAATTTTCTTCCATATGGTAGAGCATACATAGAACCAGCACGTAAACTGTTTAAACAATACACTCTCATGGAAGATGCGATGCTCATACATCGTATAGTAAGAGCACCTGAAAAAAGAATATTTTACATTAACGTAGGAAATATTCCACCTGCAGAAGTAGAAAACTTTATGCAAAAGACCGTTTCAAAAATGAAACGTACTCCATACATTGACCAACAAACAGGAGAGTATAACTTAAAATATAACATGCAAAACATGTTAGAGGATTTTTATATCCCAATTAGAGGTAATGACACAGCTACTAAAATAGATACTACACCTGGGTTAAATTACGATGGCATAGCAGATGTAGAATACTTAAGAGAAAAACTATTCGCCGCCCTTAAAGTACCCAAAGCATTTATGGGTTATGAAGGAGAAGTAGAAGGTAAAGCTACACTAGCAGCCCAAGATATTAGATTTGCAAGAACGATAGAAAGAATTCAAAGAATTGTAGTTTCTGAACTACAAAAAATAGCATTAGTACATTTATATACTCAAGGATACAAAGATGAAAGTTTAACAAATTTTGAACTTTCCATGACAACTCCATCAATCATATACGATCAAGAAAGAGTAGCGTTAATGACAGAAAAAATGACATTAGCCCAATCAATGTTAGATAGTAAAATCATCCCAACAGATTGGATATATGAAAACATATTCCACTTCAGCCAAGATGAATTTGATGAGTATAGAGATTTAGTTAGACAAGATCAAAAACGTAATTTTAGATTAGCACAAATAGAAGCAGAAGGTAATGATCCATTAGAAACAGGTAAATCATATGGTACACCACATGATCTAGCTTCACTATATGGTTTAGGAAGAACCCAATCTGACCCAGCTAATATTCCTGATGGGTATAATGAAAAAGTACCATTAGGTAGAAAAAAAGAAAAACTCACTAACAGAGGTAAACAAGAAAATAATTTTGGGAAAGACCCACTAGGTAGAAAAGGTGTGAAAAATGATGATAATGAATCTAGTAAATTAAGACCAACATTTAAAGGGGGTTCCCCATTAGCTTTAGAGGCAAAAGAAATGTTAAAAAAAGCTCCTCGTCCACCTAGAACAGAAAAACAACTAGTTTTTGAAGATGAAACTAATGGAAACAATTTATTAGACGAAAAACAGTTGAAAGAGTAACAAATCTTTATATATTTATAATTAAACCTAAACTTAAAGGAATGAATATTAAACATTCAAAGTATAAAAACACGGGTATTCTTTTTGAATTATTAGTTAGGCAAATAACAGCTGATACCTTAGATGGAAAAGATTCCCAAGCAAGTAAAATACTAAAAGAATATTTCGTTAAAACCGAACTAGGAAGAGAATACAAATTATACGAAACTTTATTCAAAAAGACAAGTATAACAGAAACAAAGGCAGACATCACAATTTCAACTTTATTAGAATCTTCAAAAAATCTAAATAGAGGAGCTTTAAAAAGACAAAAATATAATTTAATTAGTGAAATAAAAAAACATTATGATGTTACTAAATTTTTCTCTCATAAATTACCTCACTACAAAGTCCAAGCAGCATTTTACACTTTAATAGAAACATTTTCACAAGAAACTCCTCAAAATGCTCAACAAGTTATAGATAATAAAATTACAATCTTAGAACATTTAACAGCTGCACCTGTATCTGAAGAAAAAGTAAAAGAAGATGTAATTAAAGAATTTAAAGGATACGATAAAGATTTAAGAACCCTAACATACAGAGTTTTATTAAATAAGTTTAATGACAAATATGAAAATTTATTAGAAGGTCAAAAAGAAATCCTAAAAGAATTAATTAATTCAATAGATAACACTCCAAGATTAAAAGAATTTCACAACACTAAAGTATCAGAAATTAAAACAGAGCTAACAGAATTAAACAAAAATGTAACTGATGAAGTTACAAAAATCAAAATAGAAGAAGTTATAAAAGTACTCCCAGAATTAGGTAAAACATCTAAAGTTAAAGATGATGATTTAACCAACCTGTTACAATATTACGATTTAATAGAAGAATTAAAAAGAGCAAATGTACAGATTCAAGCTTAAAGAAATAGAAGTAGGTGATACTAAAGTTAGAAGTGGTAAAAAATCTACAGTAACAGATATTGACCCTGAAACTGGAGCTATATCGTGGGATATAGCAGATGTAGCTGATTTTACTTCAACATATAAAGCATTACAACAAGCCAGAGATTTTTTAGATACATTAGAAAAAACAGGTAAATCTAAAGATGATACAGCAATAGACCAATTTGCAGAAGAAATAGCAAATTTATTTAATTCATTTAGAACACACGTTAGAAAAAACTATCCAAAAGAATATGAACGTGTATCAAGATTAAAAGAAGATTTAGAGGTTGATATTCAATTACAACCTAGTAAAGAAGACATTAAGGTAATTATTCCTGGGGATTTTAAAAATAATAAAGGAGAATCTGCAGTAGAAGACGAATTAAAAAAGCAAAATAAGGATTTCAAATCTTTTAAAGTAAAAAACATTAAATTAAAAGAAGAAGAAGTTGAAGAAGGTGAAGGTATACATTACTCAACCCCTTTAGCTTTTAACAAGAAAAAAAATGCTAAAGGAGCAGCTAATATATATTACTATAAACTAGGATTTAAACCTGTCCCTAAAATCAAACCAAAATCATATGACAAAAAACAAATTTTTGAATATAATGATTTTCAACAAAAAAGAATTAGTGTATTTAGTGAGATAGAAGATAAAATTAACAATATTCTTCCAATGTTATCAAATGCCAAAAACGAAACAGCACAATATTACAACGAAAACCCAGGTTCATATGCAATAGTAGTTTCAACTGACTATATAATAGAACTACTAAATGAAATAGAATTGAAACTAAAACAAGTACAAGATAAATGAAAACGCTAACTGAACAATACAGATTAATTAAAGAAGACAAAGGTCACAAAGGTGTTTTCCTTAAGGAGGCAAAACGTCAATTTCCTAATTTAATTAAAAATAATGCTACATTCAATGAAGCATCTACTATTTTAAAACAAAAAAATATTATTTCTGAAAATTTTGTAGGTTTAAAACCTATAAACACACTAGAAAGAAAGAAAGAAGGATTTGAAAATGCCTTTGCAAATTTCTTAGCAGAAGAAGCAAAAGCTGAAGAGAAAAAAGTATCTAAAGAAGTAGAAGAAGATTTAGAAAAAACATATGATTATAAGGATGAAAAAAATCCTGACAATATGATTTTTGGTCAAATTCAAATGGGATACTATTTTGAAATGAAGCAAGAAAAGAATGAAGATAAGACTATAGATGAAATTAAAGACATAGTGTTCAAAAACTTAGCTAAGGATCCTATATATTATACTAAAAATGGACAATTTGGAATTGAAGCTGGATACACAGATGAAGCACCCAGTTTAGGTGAACCAGAAGAACCAAAAGGTGAACATAGATCAAGTGGTTATGGTAAACTAAAAGAAAATAAAGAACCAATAAACGAAGTTGCAATTGCAGGTGGTATAGTAACAGGTACAGGATTTACATCTCAAAATTATATGGACTTTTATGATTTAAATGAAGATGATACTCAAAATGCAGCTGATAGAAAAAAAGATTTAGATGATTTAAAAAAATCAAAAGAAGAAATAGCCGCTATTGAAATGTTTAAAGAAGGTGAAGAAGCTGAGGAAGCAACTATTTCTATAGACAATATAGTAACTCAAGCTGAAGAAATGGCAAGAGAAGCAGAAGAAAGAGGAGAAAGCCTTAACATAGATGCTCTAGTAGATAAAGCACTTTCTGAATTTAGAGCAGATGTAAAAAATGCATTAGAATTTTCCTTAAACTTAGACACATCAGATAAATAATTATGAAACAAGTACTTATAGAAACTCAATTATTTAAACCTGTAAAAGGAATGCTATCAGAAGGTAAAATGTCTGAAAGAGGTAATCCCCTAGTACATGGCATACTAGCAACTTGTGAAGTTGAAAATGGTAATGGTAGATTTTACTCTGAAGAATTATGGAGAAGAGAAATAGATAAGTACATGGATTTAGTTAAACAAAACAGAGCATGTGGTGAATTAGACCACCCTGAATCTCAAGTAGTTAACTTAAAAAATGTTTCACACAATATTAAAGACATAAACTGGGATGGTAAAAATATAATGGGTACAATAGAAATTTTACCCACACCATCAGGAAACATATTAAAAGCATTAATAGATAATGGTATTACAGTAGGTGTATCATCCAGAGGTATGGGTTCATTAGAACAAAAAGGTGATTTAATGGAAGTACAAGATGATTTTGAATTACTATGTTGGGATTTTGTCTCAACTCCATCTAACCCAGGTTCATATATGCAACCTATTAATATTAATAATAAAGGTACTATTAATATAAATGAAAGTAAAATAAATAATAAGTACCCATATGCAAAAGCAAATAGTATAGTGACAGAAATACTATTCGCAAACGGTAACTGCCCAATATTTTAATTATGGAAATGTTTGGCTTTTAGGTTTTTCTTAATTATATTTATAAAAAATAAAAAATGAAAGATTTTAATTTAAAAAAATATTTAGCTAATAACAAACTATTAGAACAATTATCACCAGAAGAAAAAGCTATGGAGATAGAAAAGGCAAGAGTAGGAAAAACAATTGAAGCCTTTGATGATGAAAATTATGACTATAGATATAAATTCTATGATGTTAATGATCATGAGGGTGAAATTTTTGTAATATATAATACTCAAGCTGATTATGAAAGTGAAGGTAAAGATTTGTTTAAAGATATGTTAAGCAATTTTCAATATCCTATTTACGTACATTACACAGTTAGAGATGATTA